AAATGTCCGATGAAAGACTGCCATGAGGAGGTCTTTGTGGTCTATTTGCAGCCTCCGGGCTTAATGTCGGACAAAACCAAGAAGAATGACCGTACTGTTAAGCAATTAGCAATGGATTTTGATATGACGAACATCAAATCCACGAAAGAGGGCGAAAATCAGGCCGGATACTTTACACGCAAGAACAAAATGTCCAAAAAGCAGCTTGAGGAGGAGAAAAAAGCCGTTGACGAGAAAAACCTCATCGAACAGCGCAAGAGTGGCGTTATTTGGGGTGGAGACAACCGTTATTCTCTTGGCAACGTAGTCAAAGGTGGGGCAGTGCGCTCGGTTATGGGGGAGTCGGTCGGATTTAACCCCAAGGATGCGGGGAACTTGACAGGACCCAAGACGGCGAGTTATACAGCAGACCATGAAAACTTAAAAATTAAGTAAATGCGGATACCTAACGGCGAAGTCGAACGGGAGATTTTCTACCGTGACCTTATCGAGAAGTGCATGGTATCCCTGCCAGAGCGCAAGGGGGATTACGCTACCCTGCGCTCTTGGTTCTTGTTCGGTTCAGGTCCTGATGAGCAACCTGCACTATTTAACAAGATTTACCCGCACATCGACCAACTTACCTCATTCCTCTACTCCGCAGAAACAACACGCTTTTCATTAAGCCTTGGCGCTGCGGTTCCTGACCAAGAACACATCAAGGTTCCTCGCCTGACCCAAGCCTTGAATGACGAGTGGCTAAATTCAAACGCAGACCAAGTATTCAGTTCTGCTTTGACATGGGCGCTGGTTTTCAATACAACGTATGTAAAACTGGTTGTCCAGAACGGCATTCATCCGTACATGGTCGAACCAAGCTCTATCGGCGTATTGAGAGAAGATGTTTCTTATACGGACAGGCAAGAGGCGATAGTTCAAACCTATTACATAACAAAGTCTGATTTGTACAATCGTTTGTACAGTCATCCTAAGCGTGAGTCGATAGTCAAGCGCATCACAACGAATGTTCACACCAAGACTGACGATATTCCTGAAGGTCTTGACCGCATCATCACCTCCCAAGTAAACCCCACCATTTACGGTAACGTCAACCTAGACCTGTACGGTATGATCCGATACAAGGCACGGGTTGCTGAAGATACCGTCAAGATGTATGAACTCTGGGTCTGGAATGATGACATTCAGGATTATCAGGTTGTCACGATGGCCGAACCGGACATATTCATTTATGACCGTCCCGGTGCGTCGGTGTTCTTGCGCGGTGAACTACCGTTTGTCCAGATTTGCCCGAACCCTCAGTTTGATTACTACTGGGGTCAATCGGAAGTACAGCGTCTGCTGATGTTGCAAGGTCTGCGTAATACACGCATGACAGAAATTCTTGATTTGCTATCTAAGCAAGTAGCCCCGCCCAAGGTCTTCTCTGGCTTTATGGGCATCTCCGACGAAAAAGCATTTGCTCTCAACCGGGCAGGTACGCACATTACGTCTGACATGCCGAATGCCAAGGTAGATTCTTTGGCTCCTGAGATGCCATCCACTTTGTTTGAGGTAATCCATGAAGTTGATGCAATGTTTGCTGAAGCATCTGGAATATCAAGCGTTTTGTCTGGTCGTGGTGAGCAAGGTGTACGCTCCGCTGGTCATGCTTCTCAGTTGGCCCGTCTTGGAAGCTCTCGCGCAAAGAAACGTGCGCTAATCGTTGAAGACAGCCTTGAGAAAGTGGCAACCCTGTATCTCAAGCTGATGCAAGCCTACGACAACACGCATTACTTGGATGAAGAAGGCAACAAGTTCATTGCCGAGCAATTTACCAAAGATTATGTGGTCAAGGTCGATGCTCACTCGAATAGCCCCATATTTACCGAAGATATGCGCCAACTTGCATTCAACATGTATAAGGCGCAAGCTATCGATAAAGAGAGTTTGATAGATTTGCTTGAACCCCCGATGAAACAGTTATTAAAAGATAAACTGAAGAAGCGGGAGAAACAGCAAGCGCAGCAGCCGCAGCAACCTCAAGGCAAACCAGATTTGAAAGCAGTGGGGGAATAATGGCTAACGGAAGACCAGATTACTCGCCCAAGGCTGACCAACCACGGGTCACGACCGGGCAGTTGAAGCGAACCGAAGCTCCGGCAAGCATTCAGTACCGGGTGACGGGCATTAAGACGTTCAATCCCCGGCAACGAAAAGAAGGCCGGATGACTAACCGATAGGAGTACACCATGTACAAAAAGATGAAGCGCGGTCGCAAGACCCGTCGTTAATTCCCCCGCAAGGGATAGGGTATGGCTGACTTCCCTTTCAAAGTTGGCCGCTGCTAATGGAGACTACCATCATGGCACGCAAAGCACGCAAAGGCCGTAAGGCACGCAAGTAATCCCTAGCGGATTAATCCCACGGGGGAGGGGCAATACTCCCCCACTTGACAAGTTTTTGTAGTCTGGTCTAATCACGCCGAACCGGACGATAAAGGATAGCTATGAGTGTCCCACCAGATAAGCTTATGGAGATGATTAGTCAGCAGCGCGGTTCAGCCTCGGCTGAAGTCCCTCCTCCGACTGATTCATCCATGTCAGACCAGACCACTGCCCCCATGTCGGCACCAATGTCTACGCCGGAACCCAAGATGGGCAACCGCGAAGGCGCTTTGGTCAACCTCTCAATGGCGATGGATTTGATTGAGCAAGCCCTGCCTAGCTTGGGCAGCGAAACAGAAGAAGGCCAGAAAGCACTTGCTGCTATCCGGTCACTTACTGGACTCATCGGTCCTCGCAAGCAAAAGACACGCGAATTGCAGCAGTCTGAAATTATTCAGATGTTGCAGAACTTGCCCAATGCTGGTGGCGCTACGCCGGAAGGTCGCGCTATGGCTGCGGCTCCCGCTGTTCCGAACCTTCCGCCTATTCCGGGCGCGGCTCCGTCGCCGATGGCGATGCCCGGCGCGGCTGGCGGTGGTGCTTCACCAACCCCAACCCCCATGTAAGGAAAGACTATGGACCTGTTCAAACCCCGTGGCGCAAACAACCCGCGTCGGCCTACGGACAACACTCAGCAAAACGGTGTTGTTACCAACCCACCCCGTTTCGAGCAATTCGGCGGTCTGTCTTCTGGCGCAAAGATTGGCGCTAAGAACAAGATGGCCGTTCAGAAGCCCGGCGACGGCAAGAAAGTTATTTAATTCTTTTAGGGGATAGTTATGAGTCTCGAAGATGTGTCTTATGAGCAGCGCGACCAACTCGCTGCTTTAATGCGTGAACTTTCTGATAACCCTGCGACTCGGAAAGAAGTGTTGCGCTTGACCAAGAAAATCAAGCCTGACCTTGTTATCCCTGAGCTGGAAATCGAGGAAACCACCAATAATGCAGTCTCCGAGTCTCGTAAAGAGCTAGAGGCGATTAAGGCAAAGCTTGCTGAAAAGGAAGCTCTCGAAGACCTTGAAAAGCGCCGCAATGCCCTGATGCGTAAAGGCGTTGTACGCAGCGAAGAAGAAATTGAAGAAGTGGAGAAAGTAATGCTCGAAAAAGGTATTACCAACCACGACACGGCTGCTGAGTATTGGGAATGGATGAAGCAAACTGCTGCTCCTACCCCAACGGGCTACAACCCGTCAGCCATCAACAAGTTTGACTTGAATAAGTATTACAAGAATCCTGTTGGTGCAGCCCGTGATGAAGCAGCAAAAGCACTCCAAGAGTTGCGTAAAAACACGCGGCCCATTGGGTTTTAATCAGGGGATAAGTTTCCAAGGAGAATGATATGCCTATTGGTGGCGGTATTATTCCAGCAACGGGAAGTACGCAATATACCGAGCTTACTTACGTAACGCGCCGGGCGTTCATTCCCAAGCTGGTTGTTCAGCTTTATAACTCGACTCCGCTGATGGCGGCTCTGATTGCTAACAGTCAGCAAGCTTCCGGCGGTGTTTCTTCTGTAACCGTTCCGGTTCAGGGCGCTCAGTTCGTGAACGCACAATGGTCTGACTACTCTGGTTCTTTCAACCAGCCAGCAGTTCAGCAAGGTGCTTTCAACGCTGAATTTGACCTGAAGCTGATGATTGCTCCGGT